TTATTCATCTTTTGTGACTTCCATGATGTCACCGATATCGACGCCCAATGCACAGCAAACTCTTACAAGCACATCGAGCCGTACATACTCATCTTTTGCGAGCTTTGTAACTGCTGCAGGACTGAGGTCTGCCGCCTCTTGCAGGTCTTTCTTCTTCATACCCCGATCGATAAGCAGCTTAAATAATTTCTTGTAAGAAACGCCCATTTGACCGTCCTCGCTTTCTGCACATACTAATTCAAGATTATTATATCACCAATCCTGCTGAAAAACAAGATAATCCTCAAATTTGTGAAGAAAACTTTCATGTTTCGGAGAGTATATTCCAGCACGGAACACTCTTCCGCTTGGCATAATCAATCGTGTTCTTGGTGCCACTGGGCTGACCGTTGAACACAGCAATTACCAGAGCCGAATGGTCGACCATCCACTCATTGCGGATCTGGAAGCAGGATCTGCTGTACCCCGGACAGATAAAACGAACAAGGTCGGCGGTGGCAAGAATGACATTGTACCGTCGTTGCCATTCGGCACTCCATCCACGCTCAAAGCCTTCGTATGGGCTGGCACAAATCAGTTTTACATTCGCACCCTCTTTCCGCAGACGCAGCACGATCTCAGCCGCCCAGATATCCACCCCACGAGCCATGCCGGAAATAAATACATTCTTGCCATCGGCAATTGCCTCTTTGATCGCAGTTTCCAGAGCCTTCACGATCACGCTTTCAGACTGTTTCAGTTTCTCTGGGCGGTGGCCAGTAAAACACACTCTGTGCATCCGTTTCTGTTCCTCGGTCAGCATTGTCATCCCTCCGTACTGAATTCCCGTTTTTATACAGTTTAACATAACGGTATGCTCAGTACAAGTAGCCAGTACAATACCTTTTAGTTTGCGGGTAAAATAATTACAGGAAGGGTGGTGATGCTATGGACACGCACGAGAGGCTCCGGCAGCTCTTAAACGAGCGCGGGTGGACTGAGTATAGGCTGGCAAAGAACTGCGGCTTATCCGAGTCCACGATTGCGAATATTTATAGGAGGAATACAGTCCCCTCACTCGCAACGCTGGAAGCGATCTGTAAGGGATTCGGCATCACGATGGCGCAGTTCTTTGCCGAGGGTGAGATGGTCGAAATCAACCCAGAACTCAAAGAGCTGTTTGAAAACTGGGTCAACCTCACACCGGAACAAAAGAAAGCGGCGAACCAGATGCTGAAAGCCATGAATAAGGACAAGTAAATCACCGATGTTGAAATAAGGAGCTGAAAGGCTTCTTATTTTTTTTGCTCCCAATACCGTTAACCTGAGCACTATATACCATTTAAGTTAACGGTTTTTATATTTCCACGATATAATAGAATTCGCCGGCTCCGAGCTGCGGTGTGGGCTTATCTGCCTACATAATCTGCGGCAGGAGGAGGTGAACCTATGAAGATAACGAAAAAACAACCACTTCGACCTCGCGGTCGCAGCGAGGAAAAAAGGCAGTCCACCAAGAATGCCATCCGTGATGCATACATCAACGGTCCGCAAAAGGAGGTACAGATCATTCCTGCAAAAAGGGATATGGAAGCGGAAACCGAAAAGAAAAAACTTCGTGTGTGTGCGTACTGCCGTGTCAGCACGGATGAGGACACTCAGGCAAGCAGTTACGAGCTTCAAGTTCAAAACTATACCCGTATGATCCAGGAGAATCCGGAATGGGAGTTTGCCGGTATTTTCGCCGATGAGGGCATTTCCGGCACTTCCGTTCTGCACCGTGAGCACTTTCTCGAAATGATCGAGAAATGCAAAGCGGGAGAGATCGACCTTATCATCACGAAGCAAGTCAGCCGTTTTGCCAGAAATGTGCTTGACAGTCTGAACTACATTTTCATGCTGCGAAAGCTCGACCCGCCTGTGGGCGTGTACTTCGAGACCGAGAAGCTCAACACGCTGGATAAGAGCAGCGATATGGTCATTACCGTATTGAGCCTTGTGGCGCAAAGTGAGTCCGAGCAAAAATCCAACAGTCTGAAATGGTCATTCAAGCGCCGAAGGGCGCAGGGGCTTGGGATCTATCCAAGTTGGGCTCTGCTCGGCTATCGGCTGGATGATGAAAAGAGCTGGGAAATCGTAGAGGATGAAGCGGATATTGTCAGAACCATATACAGTCTCTACCTGGACGGCTATTCATCCACGCAAATTGCGGAATTGCTGACAAAAAGCGGCATTCCCACTGTAAAAGGTCTATCGGTTTGGAGTTCCGGCAGTGTCCTGGGCATCCTCAAAAACGAAAAATACTGTGGGGACGCCTTGTGTCAAAAAACAGTTACGATAGACTTTTTCACGCATAAGAGTGTAAAGAACAACGGCATAGAACCGCAGTATTTCGTTGAGGGGCATCATATCCCCATCATCGAGAAAAACGACTGGCTGTTGGCACAGCAGATCCGTAAAGAACGACGGTATCGGAAACGGCGCAGCACCCACCGGAAGCCACGCATCGTGGTCAAGGGAGTACTGTCTGGCTTCATGATCGTCGACCCATCGTGGGACGAGGAGTATGTGGACAATCTACTTATCTCTGCGACCCAAAAACCAGAACCCGCCCCGGCAGTTGCCGAGGAGGACGAAAACTTTATTGTAATTGAGAAGGAGTAACTACCATGTTTGAAAAATTTTCTGTCATCGACCTTATTAAAACCCGTTCCGCCTCTGTCTGCACTTTCGCAGGCAATATCGTGAAGTTCAATGTGCAGACCGCACAGGAGCTCCACTTCCCGGAGTACATCCAGTTTCTGATCGAGCCGAAGTCGAAGCAGTTCGCTATCCGGGCCTGCAAGGAGGATGCCCCGAATGCCGTGCGCTTCTCCAAGCCGGAGGGCGCGCAGAAAGCGCAGATCAAAATCAGCAACGCCACGGTCGTGGATATGGTCAGAAAACTGATGGACTGGAATGCCGAGGATAATTGGAACGTCCCCGGTATTTACTTTGCCGACGAACAGGGCATCATGTATGCACTGGAATCGGCATACGCACCCAGATCGAAAGGTGGCTGGGCAGCCCGCCGTGAGCGTGAAGCTGCCGCCGCTATCGCAGAGGACATCATAGACAACGAGGAGGTCGATAACTAAGTGAAAGATGCCGGACTGCCCACGCTTTTGGTGTCAGTCCGGCATCGTTTTTGCTTATTCATCCGCACTTTCGCCGCTATGCTCGTTTTCGGAGAGGCTTGGGTCTGCGAGTTTCCGAAACATTTCTTCCATGTTGATGGGATGTAAAGAGGCTGTGACCTCATCCCAATCGATAAGCTCATAGTTGTAAAAATCGAATTTTTCCTTATTTTCTTTATAGTACCCCTTGGCGCACAAACACAGCACCATGCACAGCCTCCGCACATTTACTCGGTAACTGCGGACTTCCGTGCCGTCAGAGCTTGTCATTACACTGCTTCCTTCTCCGCCGTAAATGCGAAACGGTTGCTCTGACTGAATTACCAACGAAAAGCGGTCGATTGGGATGGGATGCTTCCCGTTCTTTTGCAGGTTCGGATTTCCTTCATGGAGCAATGAGCAGCGGAGGCTATATACCACCTCACCGCTTAAGTACGGCATTTCCGGTTCGTCCTCAGTACACTTTGGAGGTTTCTCCGTCACCCCCACAATTTTATCGTACCACTGTATATAGCGCTCTCTGGTACTACGCAAAGATGGATATTCCGCCTTTCCGCAGATGTCCGGCAGTGTGAGCGCCAGGTTCAGCGCTGCAAAATAGAGGTCGTGGTTCAGCGCTTTTTCTATCTCATCTATGATTCGCAGTATCATCGCCTACTGCCTCCGCTCTACAAACCATCGTCCGATGTTGTTTCCTGTAAGGTCTGCGCTGCGCTCGAAAAACAGATAGCTCTGGTGACCGCCGATCCATATCGTATAGCGGTCGCCCTGGCCTCCGGCTTTCAGCGCAGGAGCTTGACGGATATCGGACACACGGTCTATCTCATATTTCTCGCCGTCCTCCCAAGTGATGATCCTGGGGAACATCGTGCCGTCAGCAGCAAAATCTGCTTTGACGGCTACATATACTTTCAGCGGCTTATTCACCGTAGCAGTCTGCATCGTCCGGCACCTCCATATTGGCAAGGAAATTACTCCGCGCCGTGATCGGCGGCTCTATCAGCTTATAGCCCTTCCACTTCAGCACACGGAATTTAAAATCAAGCAGTTCCGCTGGGACACGGAGCATTGCGGCGGCAGAGAAAAAAGTGGTGTCACGGTTGAGTGTTTCAAGGACATCCTGGTCTCTGAGTAAATACTCGGCAGCAAACAGATTGGCGTCCTTCTCCAACAGCGAGCTCTCATCGAATAGGCCAATATCGTGAAATGCGTGAATACCCGAATGGCGGTGCAGCACCGCATGACCCAGCTCATGGGCTACAATGATTTTCTGAACCGCTTCCGGCAGGTCACAGTTGACCGTGATCGTTCGTATCCGCTTGCTCTCTAAGTAAAACCCTTTTATGGCATCCGGGGTGTTTCCGAGAGCCTGACTGAGCAGAAGGATATTCATATCCTCGCAAAGCCGGAACGGATTGCTTTCGTGGTATTTCTTTTGTAGGGCTTCGACTGCGCCGCACACTTCTGCGTATGACACAGGCTCACCTCCTCCTTATGTAAAATGGGTATACTGACCCCATGCTGTAATTATACAATGGTAACTGTCCCATAAAACGGACATTACTTGTTCTTGCGACCAAATTTCACCTTTGCTTCATCCTTGCAGGCGACATACGCCCGCATGACCGCCTCAAAGAACTGGTCTTTCTGTTCCTGGGACAGTTCACCACCTGCGAACAACGCAGCATTGTCTCGGAGGAGCTGGTCGACATCACGGGCTCCGGAAGATCCATACCGTTCGCGGGCTTCTTCAAGATAGCCGTCCTTCTCAATGTCAGCCATTGGGTCGAGGCAGGAATCGTCGGAAAGATACTTTGAGGATATATTCAGCGCTTTTGCGAGCTTCAACATCGTGGAAGCCCTGGCAATTGCGCCACCGGACTCATAGGAAGCAATTGTCCGCTTGGAAACGCCAGTGCTGTCAGCAAGTTGCTGTTGGGTCAGACCCGCTTGCTCTCTGGCCACCTTGATTTTGTCCGAGAAAGTCATAGGATACCTTCTTTCGATAAATTTCATCTCGTAACTTCATCAACTTCATCTGAGCTATTGACAAAACTTCATCGACAGGCTATTATGTAGGTGAAGTTTGATGAAGTTACGCATATAATATACTTCACTTTCTTCACCTTGTCAATAGGTTTTGATGAAGTTTTGTTGAAGGAGATGGAATTATGCAGAATCATGCCATTCTCCACAGTGATCTGAATTGCTTTTACGCTTCCGTTGAGACAATGCTCGACCCAAGTCTTAGAGGAAAGGCGGTGGCAGTCTGCGGCTGCACGGAGGACAGACACGGCATTGTGCTTGCCAAGTCTGAACTGGCGAAGAAAGCTGGTGTAAAAACTGGGATGGTCAACTGGGAGGCGAAACAGTGCTGTCGTGACCTCATCATCGTGCCGCCGCAATACGACCAATACCTCAAATACTCAAAGCTGACCCAGGCTATTTACCAGAGGTACACCGATATGGTGGAACCTTTTGGCATGGACGAATGCTGGCTCGATGTGACCGGCAGCCGGTATGTCTGCGGGGATGCCCGGATGATTGCTGAAAATATCCGCCGCTCTGTAAAGGAGGAGCTCGGTCTGACCGTCAGCATCGGCGTATCCTTTAATAAGGTGTTCGCCAAATTGGGGTCCGATCTAAAAAAACCGGATGCCATCACAGAGATCTCACCGGAGTCATACAAAGAGAAGGTCTGGCCGCTCCCATGCAGTGATATGATCTATTGCGGTCCCGCCACCACCAAGAAGCTGGCGCAGTACGGCATCCATACGATCGGAGATGTTGCCGTGTGTGACCCGCTGTTTCTGAAAGGGCTTCTGGGGGTGAACGGTCTTGCGCTCTGGACCTACGCCAATGGCAGAGATCATTCCAGGGTGATGCATAAGGATTTCGTTTCCCCGGTCAAATCGGTCGGCCACGGCATCACTTGTGTCTCCGACCTGGAAAACGAAGAAGAGGTGTGGAAGGTCATTTTCGCTCTTTCGCAGGATATCGGTCACCGCCTCCGGCTGCATAACCTCGCCACCCGTACCGTCCAAGTCCATGTCCGAGGCAATGATCTGTTCGGCTCACAGTATCAATGCAAGCTGCCGCTCAAGACACAGCTTCCCTCGGAGATCGCCGCTGCCGCATTTCGGAGTTTTAAAGAGCGGTATCCCTGGAACACGAAGGTCAGAGCGGTCACCGTCCGTGCCATTGAACTCTCGCCCAAAGACAGTGCCGAGCAGCTCACGCTGTTTGATAATGTCCAGCACCGCATGGCAATGGAGAAAGTCCAGGATGCTGTGGAGGAGATCCGTGGTCGTTTCGGCAAGAGCGCCATCACTTACGCCTGCCTCATGGGCGATTTAAAAATGCCCACAGACGGAAGAGATAAAGTCAAAATGCCGGGGCTGATGTATCAATAAACGATGTTTTTCAAATATTTTCTGCTTTACCTCTTGACAAGTCCGTGTGCCGTGCGTATAATAGTGTTAGCAAGGTTGCTAACAAGCGTACAAGCATCCGTGCTAATTCGATTCACCGTTGTGATGAGAAGTTGCCCGCAAGTATGATAATAGTGCCACAAATAGGCTGAATGAATCAAGATAGGGCTTATAATGTAAAGTAGAAAAGGTGAACGACATGAACACACAGTACCAGAATTTTGGAGAGTTCCTTCAAAGGAAACGCACAGAGAAACAAATCACGCTCCGCAAGATGGCGGAAATGATAGGGATCACTGCGCCCTATTTGACCGACATCGAGAAGGATCGCCGCAATCCTCCCGAAATGGAGAAGTTGGAGCTGATTTCCCAAATTCTCATGCTGAACGACGAGGATAAGACTACGATGTACGATCTGGCTGGCAAGAAGAGAAACTCTGTTGCCCCAGACCTGCCTGACTATATCATGGAACACGACTATGTGTCCGCTGCGCTTCGCACGGCACGTGACCTTGATGCAAGCGAGGCTGACTGGTTGAAGTTCGTCGAGGAGCTCCGGCAGCGAAAGGGGTAATTTATAAAGATGTACACTCCCTCTCTTCGAGTGAAGAACAACGGCGTACCGATTTTGAGCAAAGCCGAGATCGATGCCATCGGAGAGCGTTTCGTACAGGATTTTCAGCCGGAAGTCCTGACGAACCCCTCTCCCGTGGACATTGAGGGCTTTATTGAATTCTATCTCGGAATGACGCCGGATTATCAATATTTGTCCCACAATGGCGTGTACCTTGGGATGACTGTATTTAACGACACCAATAAGGTGCCGGTTTTTGACCCTGCCACAAATCGGGCGGAGTACATCAGTGCCAAGGCCCGTACCGTCATCATCGACAACCGCCTTCTGGATGAGAGCCAACGGCATCGTTACCGCTTTACGCTCGGACATGAGGGTGGGCATGACATCTTCCATTCCGGCTATTTCTCGTATAACCCCGACCAGGTATCCATTTTTGACGATGAGCTCATCGCCCCCATGATACAGTGCCGGGTCGACAATGGCATGACAAATAAATCGGACACTCGCAAATGGGACGACCATGACTGGATGGAATGGCAGGCCAACCATCTGTCCGCTGCCGTTCTGATGCCGAAGTGTTCGGTGGATCTGCTGGCACGATCCTGCAAGGACAAGCTCAAAACTCCTACATCCCGTGCGATACTGATTGCTAAAATGTCTGACTGCTTCGATGTTTCCATCCAGGCGGCGACAAACAGGCTCAAAGACCTCGGTTACATCAAAACCAATGATACGACCGATTATTCCTACGCTTCCGCCATCATGGATTTTGCAGGCGTGGTCGGTTCTTGAGCGTCCATATCGAAAACTACAGCGGGTTTTACCGCCCGCTGTGTTTTTTTTACAGCAAGCGTTAGCAAGTTTGCTAACAAGATAACATTAAGGAGGTGGTGCCTATGACTACAGCAAGAAAGGAGGACCCCGATGGTAGCGTATCGAGATTGTAAGGGACATCTCGTCTGCATGGCGGATGCTCAGACAGGGATCGTTGAGATCCAGCACAAAGACCGTGCGTTGAGAATGACCGTGCCTGTGGGCGACAGCTTCACAGTGACGCTGCGAGATACCGAAACGGTTATGACGCGAGTCAGCACAAGGGCTTTTCATGTAGAAAGCCATCCCCGCGCTGCGTAAGCACAAAAGAGAATAACAAGTCCGCAGAGCTGCAAGACGGCCAGGATTTAGCCTCCCCTTTATGGGGTGCGCTATGTCCCGGTCGTCTTTTGTTTTTCCCGAAGATCTGAAAAAACCTTATATACCCTTGGGGCAAGTAGCCCCACCAAATTTTATCTCAAAGCCTTGAGATGCGCATTAGAGGCGGCGGGATACATAGAGAACCGAAAACCCCAACAAGGATTTTTTGAACTCGATGTACCCACCGTGCTTTGCCATGCCTTCTTGTAGGTTCTGTCTGCCGGTGTTGTCCATCGTGACCACCGGCTCTTTTTGTGTCCCGACCGCTCGGTGCCGTCTTAAGCGGAAAGGACACATTATGAAAATCAAATACGCATTCTTGGACGGAACAGTGACAGAGGTCGAGGTTTCTGACGAAGTCGGTGCCGTCATCATCGACAGCCGTAAAGCGGAGCACGCACAGGACGAGCGTCATCACTACCATTGCTACTCCTACGATGCCATCGACTACGAGGGCGAGGAGTACGGTGCTTGCGACGAATATGCCGTGGAGGATGATTCTGCAGAACAGACTGCCCGTATCCGGGAAGCCTTCTCGCACCTGACCGCCACCCAGCAGCGCCGGCTTCGGCTGTACGCAAACGGCAAGACCCTGCGGGAAATTGCATCTATTGAAGAGGCCAGCTTTCAGTCTGTTTCCGAGTCCATCGAAGCGGGCAGAAAAAAGTTTTTGAAATTTTTCCGCCAGACACCCTGACAAATCCCCGATTTTTCTGGGTACACCGGAAGGCAACAAAATACAAGCCCTCCGGAAAGGACGGTAACCCCGTATGAGACACAACTTGAATATCCGTGTTTCAGACAAGCCCAGAAACGGCGGCGTAGTTGCTTGCAGAACGGTCAGCATCCGCGAGAAACTCTTCACCTTGCTTCTGGGTCCCAAGCAGAAGGTCATGGTCGTGGTTCCCGGCAACTCGGTCGAGTCCATTGCCATCACCGAAGTTCCGATGGGAGGTGTCGCACATGAGTAAGGTCAAGCTCCTGCTGGATGTTGTTGAGGATCTTCGCTCCTTGGCGGACAGCGTTCAGGCTGTGGCAGATGCCATGCTGCAGAATGAGCCGACTGTCGATGCAGAGCCGAAGACACCTGCTCCCCAAAAGGAGCTAACGCTGGAAGAAGTCCGAGCAGTCCTCGGTGAAAAGAGCCGAGCCGGATTCACGACCGAGATCCAGGCGCTCCTTAAAAAGTACGGCGCTCCGAAGCTCTCCGGCATCGACCCCAAGCACTATGAGGCGCTGCTCAAAGATGTGGAGGTGCTGAAGGATGCCCCCTAATCGTCACGCAGTTCTCTCGGCATCTTCCTCCCACCGCTGGCTTCACTGCAACCCATCCGCTCGGTTGGATTTGGAGTTCGAGGACAGAGAAACGGAAGCTGCCGCAGAAGGTACAGCGGCTCATGCCCTTGCAGAACACAAGCTCCGTAAAGCACTGAAGATGCGCTCCACCCGTCCGGTCAGTAAGTACGATTCCGACGAAATGGAGATGTACACAGACGGCTACCTGGAATTCGTTCTGGAAGCCATCGAGGAAGCCCGGCAGGACTGTCCTGACCCCAAGGTGCTCATTGAGCAGCGGCTCGACTTCTCCTGCTATGTGCCGGACGGCTTCGGCACCGGCGACTGCCTCATCGTGGCGGACAAGCTCCTCCACATTATTGATCTGAAATACGGTCAAGGGGTTCTGGTGAATGCCGAAGAGAATCCTCAGATGATGCTGTATGCGCTCGGAGCACTCCGCATCTTCGATTGCCTTTACGACATCGAGACGGTTTCCATGACCATCTACCAGCCCCGCCGGGAGAATGTCAGCACCTGGGTCATTTCAGTCACCGACCTTCGGGAATGGGCAGAAAAGACGCTGAAACCCAAGGCAGATCTTGCCTTCAAGGGCGAAGGCGACTATTGCCCCGGTACATGGTGCCAATTCTGCAAGGCGGCGGTCAAGTGCCGTGCCAGAGCCGATGCCAAGCTCCAACTTGCAAAATATGAGTTTGCCCAGCCGCCTCTGCTCTCCGATGCGGAGATCGGCGACATTCTCGGCAAGCTGGACGACCTCACCAAATGGGCAAATGAGCTTATGGCCTACGCCCAGGACGCAGCGGTCAACCATGGAAAGCAGTGGCCCGGCTACAAGCTGGTGGAAAGCCGCACCAACCGCAAATACACCGACGAGGATGCCGTTGTCGCCGCTGCCCGTGCAGCCGGTTATACCGACATCTTCAAGAAATCGCTCATCACCATCACCGAGATGGAGAAGCTCATGGGCAAAAAGACCTTTGCCGAGGTGCTCGGCAGTCTGGTCGTCAAGCCCAAAGGAAAGCCGACGCTCGTTCCCGCATCCGACCGGCGTCCGGCTATTACGACCACGGGTGCAAAACAAGACTTTACCGACTATAAAGGAGAACTGTAATTATGGCTAACAAGATGAATTCGACCAAAGTTGTGACCGGCGTTGTCCGCCTGTCCTACGCAAACGTGTGGGAGCCTGCCTCCATCAATGGCAGCAACCCCAAGTATTCCGTGTCCCTCATTATTCCGAAATCCGATAAGCAGACCCTCGACGCCATCAACGCCGCCGTGGACGCTGCCATCAAGGAGGGCGTCGCCAAGTTCGGCGGGAAGATCCCCAACAAGGCGGCTCTGAAGCTCCCGCTCCGTGACGGTGATACCGAGCGTGACGATGAAGCCTACAAGAACAGCTTCTTCGTAAACGCCAACAGCACCACCGCACCCCAGATCGTGGACCGCAGCGTCCAGCCAATCCTTGACCGCTCCGAGGTGTATTCCGGCTGCTACGCCAGAGTGTCCGTCAACTTCTACGCCTTCAATTCCAACGGTAACCGCGGCATCGCCTGTGGTCTTGGCAACATCCAGAAGGTTCGTGACGGTGAGCCTCTCGGTGGCAAGTCCTCTGCGGCTGACGATTTCGCCACCGACCTGGACGACGACTTCCTGTCCTGAGAAAGGAGTGCAACACAATGGAACTGATTCAGAACATCCTGGTAACCGCCCTCCTTGGCATCTGGGCCTGCCTCAGCATCGGCTTCTTCGTTTGGTTGGTGCAGGGCATCAGCAATGACCACAAGCGTGAAAAGCGTGAGAAGGAACAGGCTTCCCGTGACCTGGAATACCACGAGAAGCGCATGAAGGAATTCAAGTAACCCCAGACGGCTCTGTGGGTGGCAGAAATTGACCTCTGCCACCCATATTCCGTAGGAAGGAATGCGTATGAAAACACTTAGCATCGATATTGAGACATTTTCCTCAGAGAACCTCACCAAATGCGGCGTGTACCGCTATGCCGAAGCCCCAGACTTTGAGGTGCTGCTCTTCGGCTACTCCGCAGACGGTGCACCGGTGCAGGTCGTGGATCTGACTGCCGGAGAAACGCTTCCTGCCGATGTCCGCTCTGCGCTGACCGACCCTGCCGTGACCAAATGGGCGTTCAACGCACAGTTTGAGCGTGTGTGTCTGTCCCGCTATCTTGGATACCCAACCGGACAATATCTCGACCCGTCCTCCTGGCACTGCACGATGGTCTGGGCGGCAACGCTGGGACTGCCGCTTTCACTGGAAGGCGTCGGTGCCGTGCTGGGGCTGGAAAAGCAGAAGCTCAAAGAAGGCAAAGACCTCATTCGGTATTTCTGCACTCCGGCAAAAGCAAGGGACGGTTCGCTCATTCGACATTATCCGACAGACTCTCCGGAGAAATGGTCGCTGTTCAAAGCCTACAACCTTCGAGATGTGGAAACGGAAATGTCCATTCAGCAGAAGCTCTCCAAGTTCCCGGTCACGGAATCCGAGTGGCGCAACTACACCCTTGACCAGCAGATCAACGACCGGGGCATTATGCTTGACCGCACTCTTGTCACCCAGGCAATTCGCTGCGATGAACGCTTCAAGCGGACGCACATGGAGCAGGCCCGCTCCGTGACAGGTTTGGATAACCCCAACAGTCCGGTGCAGCTCAAGGCGTGGCTTGCCGAAAAAGGCGTGGAGGCGGATTCACTCTCCAAAGCCGCCGTGGCGGATATGCTCGAAAAAGCGGACGGCGAGGTGGAGCTTGCCCTCTCCCTGCGGCAGGAGCTTGCCAAAAGCAGCGTCAAGAAATACACCGCCATGCAGACGGTGGTCGGCTCGGATGAGCGTGCCAGAGGACTGATCCAGTTTTATGGTGCCAACCGCACCGGACGCTATGCCGGTCGGCTCGTCCAGGTGCAGAACCTGCCGCAGAACCATCTGCCTGATCTGGACACCGCACGGGCACTGGTCCGCAGCGGCAATACGGACGCCGTGGAAATGCTCTATGACTCCGTACCGCTGGTACTGTCCGAGCTTATCCGCACCGCCTTTGTGCCGAAACCCGGCTGTCGCTTTTATGTGGCAGACTTCTCCGCCATCGAGGCGAGGGTCATCGCATGGATCGCCGGGGAGCATTGGCGGCAGGAGGTTTTTGCAAAGGGCGGCGACATTTACTGCGCTTCCGCTTCGCAGATGTTCCATGTCCCCGTGGAAAAACACGGCGTGAACGGACATCTGCGACAGAAAGGCAAGATTGCCGAACTGGCTTTGGGCTATGGCGGCTCCGTGGGTGCGCTGAAAGCAATGGGCGCACTGAACTACGGTCTGCAGGAAGAGGAACTGAAACCGCTGGTGGATGCTTGGCGTCTGTCCAATCCCCACATCACAAAGTTCTGGTGGGATGTGGACAAAGCCACTTCCACCTGCGTCCGGGAGCGAACTGCCACGGAAACGCACGGCATCCGCTTCTACTATCAAAGCGGCATGATGTTCGTGGTGCTGCCCTCCGGCAGACGGCTGGTGTATGTGAAACCGAAGATGGGTCTGAACCGCTTCGGCAATGAGTCTGTTACCTATGAAGGTGTCGGCGAACAGAAAAAGTGGTTGCGTCTGGAAAGCTACGGTCCCAAGTTCGTGGAAAACATCGTCCAGGCGACGGCGAGGGACATCCTTGCGGAAGCCATGCTCCGGCTGAATGCTGCCGGGTACCGCATCGTCATGCACGTCCACGATGAAGCGGTCATCGAAGCGCCGCCGGATACCTCTTTGAAGAATATCTGCTCCGTCATGGGGCAAACGCCCACTTGGGCATCGGGGCTTCTGCTCCGGGCAGACGGCTATGTCTGCGATTATTATAAGAAAGACTGAGGTGACCCAAATGGGAGTCAATAAATTTAATTGCGAGGGGTATTACGACCCCACTGCCTACGAGGCACTGACGAAGATCGAGCAGGAAGCCAAGGCGCTCCGTGCCTTCCGCCCTGTGGTGTATATCTGCTCTCCGCTTGCCGGGGACATGGTGAAGAACCAGGAGAATGCCCGTACTTACTGCCGCTTTGCCGTGGATGCCGGGTGTGTCCCCATCGCACCGCACATCTACTTCACCCAATTCATGAATGACAATGACCGCAAAGAGCGTGACCTGGCGCTGTTCATGGACATCGTTCTACTCTCCAAGTGCGCCGAGCTGTGGGTGTTCGGAGAGAGGATCACCAGCGGCATGAGCATCGAGATTGAGAAAGCCAAGCGGAAAGGACAGCTTATCCGCTACTTCACCGAAAACTGTGAGGAGGTACACAGATGAAGATCGCAGTCGGCAACAGCCGCATGGATAAAAAGTGGAAGAACCAGGACATCTACTGGGCGGATCTCTGCGCCCGCTGCGGCAGCACCATCCGCACCACAGAAACGGTCGAGGAATATCGAAAACTCAAAAAGGGTCAGCAGGACGGCATCAAGGATGTGGGCGGCTTCGTCGGAGGGCATCTCCGGGAAGGTCGCCGCAAAAACGGCATGGTGCTGTGCCGCTCTCTGCTTACCTTGGATATGGACTACGGTACCCCGGACATCTGGGACGAAATTACGCTGTTCCACGATTTCAAGTGCTGCGTCTATTCCACCCATAAACACACACCGGAGCATCCCCGCCTCCGTCTGCTTATCCCGCTGAAACGGGAGATCAGCGAGGAGGAATACCCGGCAGTCGCCCGCATGGTAGCAAAGGAGATCGGCATCGACCTTTTTGACGATACCACCTACGAAGCATCCCGTCTCATGTACTGGCCTTCCACCTCCTCAAACGGCGAGTTTTTCTACAAGGTGCAGGACGGCGCAGAGCTTGACCCGGATGAGTACCTTTCCCGTTACGACGATTGGCACGATGCCTCTACCTGGCCGGTATCCAGCCGCCAGTCCGAAGTGGTGCAGCACAGCATTGCCCAGCAGGCAGACCCGCTGACAAAGCCGGGTGTGGTGGGTGCTTTCTGCCGTGCCTATACCGTGGAGGAAGCCATCGATGCCTTTCTCTCGGAAGTGTATGCGCCGTCTGCGATGAACGGCCGCTATGACTATATCCCCGCCGATTCGTCTGCCGGTGTCATCACCTACGACGGCAAGTTCGCATACAGCCACCATGCCACAGACCCGGTCTGCGGTCGGCTGCTGAATGCTTTTGACCTGGTGCGACTGCACCGCTTCCGTGACCTGGACGATAAGTGCGCCCCGGATACCGCACCCGGCAAACTGCCGTCCTTCCAAGCAATGTCGGATTTTGCCCTCAAGGACGAGAAAGTCAAAGCGGTCTTTGCCGAGGAGCGCAAAGCCCAAGCAAGCGAAGAATTCTCCGACGAGGACTGGCAGAAAGCCTTGGAGCTGGACAAGGCCGGCAAGGTGAAAAACACGCTGCAGAACCTCACCGTGATCCTCATGAATGATCCGCTTCTGAAACCGCTGGTGTTCAATCAGCTTCTGGACGGTATGGAGATCAAGGGCGATGTGCCCTGGCGGCACCCCTCGAAATTCTGGCGGGATGCGGACGATGCCCAGCTCATCAGCTATGTGGATTCCCACTACGGCACCTTCTCCGCCAGAAACTACGACATTGCCGTGGCGAAGGTCACGGATGACCGTTCCTACCACCCCATTCGGGAGTTCATCGAGAATCTGCCGGAGTGGGACAAAGTTCCCCGTGTGGATACGCTGCTCATCGACTACCTCGGTGCCGATGACAACGAATATGTCCGTGCCGTCACCCGGAAGACCCTCTGCGCCGCCATCAAGCGTGTACTGTATCCCGGCTGCAAATTTGACTCCATGTTGGTGCTGAACGGTCCCCAGGGTGTGGGCAAAAGTACCCTTATTGCCAAGCTGGCCGGAGAGTGGTTTTCAGACAGTCTGAACCTGGGCGACACCAAAGACAAGACCGCCGCTGAGAAATTGCAGGGGTACTGGATCTTGGAGATCGGCGAACTGGCGGGTCTGAAAAAAGCCGAGGTGGAGACGCTGCGCTCCTTCCTCTCCCGACAGAACGATATTTACCGTGCTGCTTTCGGCAAGAGAGCCACGCCGCATTTGCGTCAGTGCGTGTTCTTCGGCACCACCAACGCCGAGTCCGGCTATCTGCGGGACACCACCGGAAACCGCCGCTTCTGGCCGGTCAAGACGCCGGGTACGGGCATCAAGCACTCCTGGGATCTGACCCCGGAGCTGATCTGCCAGATCTGGGCGGAGACGCTTGTGTATGTGAAACAGGGCGAGAAGCTCTATCTGAGCGCCGAATTGGAAGCTCTGTCGAAGGCAGAACAGCGGGAGGCAATGGAGTCCGATGAGCGTGAAGGGCTTGTCCGTCTGTATCTCGACACCCTGCTCCCGGAGGATTGGGACGGCATGGACATCTTCGAGCGCCGCAATTTCCTCACCGGCAGCGACTTCGGCGATACCCAAAAGCATGGTACGGTCAAGCGCACCCAGGTGTCCAACATGGAGATTTGGTGCGAGTGCTTCGGCAAGGAACGTGCCAATATCCACAGAACGGACAGCAACGAGCTGACCGCCATCCTTGCCCGTCTTGGCTGGAAGCGGCTGGACAGCAAGGTGCGTATCCCGCTGTACGGTCCGCAGTATGTCTTTGTTCCCAAGGAGTGTTCCTAATGAAAATGACTGTACCCGACATCCTTCGGAACAGGTTCCGGGGAGAAGCATATCCGCTCGGCACATTTATGGGAACACCCCATGGGAACGGCGGCGGCCCCATAAGTACCAAAGAAAACAGGCGGTCTTGTTCCTGTGTTCCTAACCTTTCTTATATATCGAAAGAAGAAGGAATAAAGAGCAACAAGCACGCAATACCCGCATTTGCGCGCGTAAAGGACTTTTCGGGTTTTGAGAACACAGGAGGTCGTTATGCGTGAGAAAACGATAGAAGCAAAGCTGGTGCAGGCTGTCCGCACAAAAGGCGGTCTTGCACCGAAGTTTACAAGCCCCGGTCTTGATGGAGTGCCTGACCGTCTGGTGCTCCTGCCCGGCGGCAGAATCGCCTTCATTGAGCTGAAAGCACCAGACAAAACACTCCGCCCTTTGCAGGTAAGGCGAAAAAGACAGTTGGAGGCACTCGGCTTTTCGGTGTACTGCATTGACGGAGTAGAACAGATTGGAGGGATACTCAGTGAAATACAGTCCTCATGACTATCAGGCTTATGCCACGAACTTCATCCTGGAGCATCCCATCTCGGCTGTGTTCCTCGACATGGGCCTCGGCAAAAGCGTCATCACGCTTTCCGCCATCTTCGACCTCTGCCTCGACAGCTTCCAGGTTCGCAAGGTGCTGGTCATCGCTCCGCTGCGTGTTGCCAGAGACACATGGCCTGCGGAGATCCACAAGTGGGATCATCTGCATGGGCTGACCTACTCGGTGGCAGTCGGCACGGAAACCGAGCGCAAGGCAGCGCTCCGGCAGCGGGTCAGCGTGTACATCATCAACCGGGAGAATGTCCAGTGGCTCATTGAAGAGAGCGGCATTCCCTTCGACTATGACATGGTGGTCATTGATGAACTGTCCTCCTTCAAGAGCTATCAGGCAAAGCGATTCCGCAGTCTGCTGAAAGTCCGCCCCGGCATCAAGCGCATCGTGGGACTGACCGGCACCCCCAGCAGCAACGGTCTTATGGACCTGTGGGCAGAGTTCCGCATCCTCGATATGGGCAAGCGGCTCGGTCGGTTCATCACCCATTACCGCAACACCTTCTTCCGCCCGGACAAGCGCAATGGTCAGGTAATATTCAGCTACAAGCCGCTACCCGGTGCAGAGGAGCAGATCTACGATGCCATCTCCGACATCACCATCTCCATGAAAGCCGTCGACCATTTGGATATGCCGGAGTGCGTTCATAATGACGCCATTGTGACGCTATCCGAAAGAGAGCGGAAAGCCTACGACGCCATGAAACAAGACCTGGTCATCTCGCTGAAAGGCGAAGAAATCGATGCCGGGAACGCCGCTGCACTTGCGAACAAGCTCTCCCAGATGGCAAACGGAGCAGTCTACGGAGAAGACAAGCGTGTGTTTCAGATACACGACCGCAAGCTGGATATGCTGGAGGATCTCATCGAAGCCGCCAACGGCAAGCCCGTCCTTGTGGCGTACTGGTTCAAGCACGACCTGGAACGCATCGCCGAGCGGCTGCACAAACGGCACATCCCGTTCAGCCTGCTGGACGATTCCGACAGCATCCGCAGATGGAACAGCGGTGAGCTACCTGTGGCACTCATCCATCCGGCTTCTGCCGGTCATGGACTGAATCTGCAGGCAGGAGGCTCGACCCTCATCTGGTTTGGGCTGACCTGGTCACTGGAACTCTACCAGCAGACCAACGCCCGACTGTGGCGGCAGGGACAGACCGCCGATACCGTGGTCATTCACCACATCATTGCAAAGGACACCATCGACGAGCGCATCATGACTGCGCTCCGTAAAAAAGAAAAGACCCAGACCGCACTCATCGATGCAGTCAAGGCCAACTTGGAGGGATGAGAATGGAAACCTGTTATACGAACCTCGCAAACGCTATTATTCTGGCGGCAGCGAAAGACCATCGCCGTGCGCTGCGCCGTTTGAAGAAATACCCCTGGGACAAAGATGCCGAATCCGTCAGAAAGGATTGTGAGCGGTTCTTCCGCTCCGGCTGGTTTCAGGCGCTAACTTCTCTGGACGGTGAGGTGCTGATCGAAAAACTACACCGGGAGGTGTACGGCGTATGACGGCAAAGGAATATCTCAGTCAGGCATACCGCCTCGACCAGCGTATCGATTCCAACATTGCGGAGATCACCCGCCTGCGGGAAATGGCCTGCGGTATCTCCTCTCCGTCCTGGGAGGAGAAAGTGCAGACCTCTCGCAACACGGATGCTCCATTCGTGCGGTGCCTGGAAAAGATCATGGATCTTGAAAAAGTGGTCAACAGTGAGATCGACACCCTCGTTGACTTGAAACGGCAGATCCGCACGACTGTGGACACCGTTGCCAATGTCAACGAGCGCATGGTTCTCCGCTACCGCTACATCCACAACATGACCTGGGAGCAGATCGGCGGAGAACTGAACGCAGACGAAAGTACCATCCGCAGATGGCACAAGGCAGCTCTTTCGGCAGTGGTTTTGCCCACCGACCCGATTCGGATCTGAAAGACGCCGGAAATACCCGCCTTTGTCGGTAGATGCCCACCTCGCCATTATGCTATGATATAATCAGCGAAAAAGAATCGAGGACAGCCTCATGGGAGCAATCCCGTGGGGCTTTTCTTATGCCCGAAGGAGGTGAGCAAATGCCCAAGCGACCACTCAGACCCTGCTCTCATCCCGGCTGCCCCAACCTCTGTGAAGGACAGTTTTGTGAACAGCACCGTGTGGAGGAACGCCGCAAATACGACAAATACGAGCGCAGCTCCGATGTCAACCGCAAGTACGGCAGAGCGTGGAAACGCATCCGTGACCGCTATGCGGCGGAGCATCCTCTCTGTGAGATGTGCCTCAAAGAAGGTCGGCTGACACCGGTACAGGAAGTTCACCATATCCTGCCTGTTTCCAAAGGCGGCACTCACGCAAGGGACAACCTCATGAGTCTCTGTCAGTCCTGCCACACCAAGATCCACCACGACCTCGGCGACCGGTAGGGGGATGAAAATCTCCGGGACCTTTTCGGTCGGGCAACGGCCCGGGGTCACGTGTGCGAAAAAGGCGAAATCAAAAGGGTAATTAAGGGAGGCGAACTCGGATGCCCACAAAATCGAATAACACAGGCGGGCGCGGCGGCGCAAGACCCGGTGCGGGAAGGAAGAAATCCGCAGTCAAGGACAAGGCCGAAAACGGGAATCCCGGTGGCAGAAAACTTGAAGTGCTGGACATTCCCGAAGTCGAGGGTGTTGCCATGCCGAAGCCCCATGATTTTCTTTCTGCCGAGCAGCGGGACGGCAGCGTCCTGCAGGCGCAGGAAATTTACACAGAAACCTGGCAGTGGCTCAAAGGCATCGGCTGTGCCGCAAAGGTGTCGCCGCAGCTTTTGGAGCGCTACGCCATGTGTTCCGCACGGTGGGTACAGTGCGAGGAAATGACCAACCGCATGGGTTTCCTCTCCAAGCACCCTACCACGGGAAAGCCGATCCCGTCCCCATTTATTAACATCGGCATCAACTACATGAACCAGGCGGTTCGGCTCTGGAATGAGATCTTCCAGATTGTGAAAGAAAACTGCAGCACGGAATACGGTGAGTCAACGCCACAGGATGACCTTATGGAGCGCCTGCTCCGTGCGAGAAAGGGGTAACACCATGTTTGAAAAAGTAAATCCCTGCCACCCGGACAAGGTGGCGGACAGAATTGCCGGGGCGCTTGTCGACCTGGCATACAGAAAAGAAGCGAATCCCCGCATCGCTGTGGAAGTCCTCATCGGTCACGGCGTGTGCCACATTATTGCGGAAATTTCCGTCATGCTGGACAAGGCGGATATCACCGCCGCCGTCCACCGCATTGCCGGAAATCTCGCCGTGGACTATGTGGAAGTGCCGCAGGACGGTCACCTTGCCGATAACCAGGCAGACGGCGTCCGCTGCGGCGACAACGGCATCTTCAAAGGAATGCCCATGACCGAGGATCAGAAAACGCTGTCTGAGATTGCACGGAATATTTTCTCCGTGTATCCCTATGACGGGAAGTACATTCTGGACGGCGACCGACTTATCCTCTGTCAGAGCAATGCCGAGACACAGCATCTGCGCGAGATTTATCCCGATGCGGAGATCAACCCGCTCGGCGACTGGACAGGTGGCACCGATGTGGACACCGGAGCTACCAACCGCAAGCTCGGCTCGGATATGGCTGACTCGGTGACCGGCGGCGGTCTGCACGGTAAGGATCTGTCCAAGGCGGATGTGTCCGTCAACATCTACGCTTTCCTCAAAGCCCAGGAGATCGGTGAACCTGTGATGCTCTGCTGTGCCATCGGTGATGATACCGTGGATGGCAGACCCTATGCCGAAATCGTGGAGATTGCTCGAAACTACATCCGCTCGGTAGGCGGCTTCGAGAAATTTGCGGAATGGGGGCTGGTCTGATGAAAACGACGACCGAAATGCAGCTCGTTCCCATTACAAAGCTGGTACCCTATGTCAACAACGCCCGGACACACAGCCCGGAGCAGATCAATAAGCTCCGCTCCTCGCTGCGAGAGTTCGGCTTCATCAATCCTGTTATCATCGACCGTGACTACGGCGTCATTGCCGGTCACGGTCGTATTCTTGCCGCCAAGGAGGAAGGCATCACCGAAGTGCCGTGCGTCTTTGCAGACCACCTGACCGAAGCGCAGAAGAAAGCCTATATCATTGCCGACAACCGTATGGCGATGGACGCAGGCTGGGACGAGGAACTGCTGCGTGTGGAGATCGAGTCCTTGCAGGCGTTGGACTTTGACCCACTCCTCACAGGCTTTGACGAAAAAGAACTGTCGAAGCTGTTTGACGATGGCAAGAACATCAAAGAGGATGACTTCGATGTGGACGCCGAGCTGCAAAAGCCGACCTTCACGAAGTCCGGCGATATCTGGACGCTGGGGCGGCACCGGCTCATCTGCGGCGACAGTACCAAGGAGGAAACCTACGCCGCCCTCATAGACGGCCGCAAGGCAAACCTCATCGTCACCGACCCGCCCTACAATGTGAACTACGAGGGCAGCGCCGGAAAAATCAAAAACGACAACATGGCATCGGAGAAGTTTTTCGACTTCCTCTTCGATGCCTTTTCCAATATGGAGAAGGTCATGGCGGACGACGCCTCCATCTATGTGTTCCACGCTGATACCGAGGGGCTGAATTTCCGCAAGGCGTTTGATGCCGCAGGATTCTATCTCTCCGGCTGCTGTATCTGGAAAAAGCAGTCGTTGGTGCTGGGGCGCTCCCCATATCAGTGGCAGCACGAGCCGTGCCTTTACGGTTGGAAGAAAAAAGGCAAGCATCAGTGGTATACGGGGCGCAAGGAGTCCACCATCTGGGAGTTCGACAAGCCAAAGAAAAACGGTGACCATCCCACCATGAAGCCAATTCCGCTTCTGGCCTATCCCATTCAGAACAGTTCTATGGCAAACTCCGTGGTGCTTGACCCCTTCGGCGGGTCCGGCTCTACGCTTATTGCCTGTGAGCAGACCGACCGCATCTGCTGCACCATCGAACTGGACGAGAAGTTCTGCGATGTCATTGTCCGCAGATACATCGAGCAGACCGGCACGGATGAAAAGGTCAGCGTGCTGCGTGACGGCAAGGAATACAAGTACAGTGAGGTAGCGCCCCATGATGAATAAGCCTTTGACCCTCGGAAGCCTGTTTGACGGCTCCGGGGGCTTTCCGTTGGGCGGACTGCTTGCAGGTATCACTCCCGTGTGGGCATCGGAAATCGAACCGTTCCCCATTCGGGTGACCACCAAGCGTCTGCCTTTTATGAGGCACTACGGGAATATCTCCGCTATGGACGGCGGCAAAATTGAACCCGTGGACATTATCACCTTTGGCAGCCCATGCCAGGACATGAGCGTGGCAGGCCGAAGGGACGGCTTGGACGGAAAGCGTTCAAGTCTTTTTTATGAAGCTGTCCGTATTATCAAAGAAATGAGGTGTGCCACCGATGGCAAATATCCAAGATACATCGTATGGGAGAATGTCCCCGGCGCCTTCTCCTCGAACAAGGGCGAGGACTTCAAAGCCGTCCTCGAAGCGGTCATCGGCATCGTCGAGCCGAATGCCCAGGTGCCTATGCCTGAAAAGGCACGATGGCCCTACGCCGACCTTTACATGGGAGACGGATGGAGTGTTGCGTACAGAACTCTTGACGCACAATACTGGGGAGTTCCCCAGCGAAGACGCCGCATCTACCTTGTCGCAGATCTTGCAGGCAGAAGTGCTGGAAAAATACTATTTGAGTCAGAAGGCTTGTCTGGGTATTCTGCGGAGGGCTTCCGCTCGTGGCAAAGAGCTGCCGGAAGTTTTACGCCTTGCGCTGGAGCGACAGGCTTCGACGGGTACAACGGCAGTCTGACGGACGACACTTCCGCTACCCTCGGTGTGAACTGCGGAATGAGTACCGGCCGCAACGGCATCGTGCTGAACGACCAGGGCGGCGACCGCATAGAAGTTTCCGAAGATGTTGCGGCAACGCTCCGAGCGGAAAATCACGGGCATCCGCCCTGTGTCATGGAGTCGGCAGGCTTCTGCACTGAGTATTCCGCAAAAAGCCGCACCATCGGCTATGAGGAAGAATGCTCTCCGACCCTTCGGGCGGGTGTCATTCCCGCGGCGGTCTATGAAAACCACTCGCAGGACACGAGATACACCGGTCCGTTGGATGTTGCTCCCACGGTCAGTTCCACCTACGGAATGGGCGGCAACAACCAGCCGTTTGTGGTTTCGGATGATGCGCCGTACACGATGAAGATCCGCTCCGGCTGCGAAGGCGGCGGCAAGGGTCCGCTCATCCAGGAAAACAAGTCCGCGACCCTGTCCTGCAACAATGACCAGACATTGTTTGAACCTTGCAGCTGGGACGGTGGGCATATTTCTCCGACCCTCACCAAGCAGAACGCAGGTGGAAATCAGCGGATGCCGGACAAGGACAACTTCACCTGCGTCCTTCAGCCCTTCGGCATCTCCTCCAAGGACTCCAACGCCATGAAGTCGGATAATCCCCACAGCGGAATCTACGAAGCGGAAACCGCACGGACGCTTGACGGTAACGGCGGCAATCCCTCCTGCAATCAGGGCGGCATTGCCGTTGTTGCTTTCACGCAAAATCAGCGTGATGAAGTTCGTGACCTCGGTGACCGCTCCGCTGTGGTGTGCGCCAATGCCGGGACGAAACAGCAGACCTATGTGCTGCAAGGCTCCATGATCGGCCGCGAGGACAAAAACGGTCCCCAGGGCGATGGCATCAACGAGGATGTCAGCTTTACCCTTAATACCGTAGACCGCCATGCCGTGTACAGTATGACAACGGGCAGCTTCACCCAGGTTTCCAAGGAAAAAGCTCCGACCGTCCTCGCGCGGGACTACAAAGACCCCACCGCCGTTTGCTACGGCATCGGCAGAGACACCTTCAACCAGGGGCAGAACGCCAAATTCGCTCCGACCTTTGAAGAGGAGCTTCAGCCGACACTGGTAGCCAAAGGACCGGGCGCTATCCAAAGCGGATACACCGTCCGGCGTTTGACGCCCACCGAATGTGCCAGACTTCAAGGTTTCCCGGACAACTGGTGTGCCGACCTCGGTACGGAAAAACCGTCCGATGAGGAGATGTACTTTTGGCACAAGGTATTCAAGACCTACTCCGAAGTGACCGGCTGCAAAATGAAGTCCGACAAACAGGTCGCAAAGTGGCTGAAAGACCCGTACTCAGACAGTGCGGAATATAAGATGTGGGGCAACGGCGTGGCGCTCCCGTGCGTATGGTTCGTGCTCTGCGGGATCGTGTGGTATGCACAGTCCGGCAACGATAATACGCCGACATAATCTACACCGGAAATGTGCAGATATAGCTGGATAAGTGCACAACCTGACGGTAATATGTGACTACCATAAAACAAGGAGGTCACGAACATGACGATTACAATCCATGCGCAGGGCGCAGAGCGCAAGCGGCTGGCGCAGACCATCTCCGACTGGCTCGGTGTCCCCGCAAAGTACTGTGGCGCACCCACATTCAACTATGAGGTGGATTACTTCACCATCGACCGAAACGGCAGTCTTTCCTTTGATGACCGTGCCGACAGTGAGGTCATTGAACGCCTGCTGCAGCACATCTACGATGAGGGCTTTGACATCGACCAGAGCCACACTGATGACGAGGACGAGCCTTGCGCCGTCTGCATTTCCATGCCGAAGAGTCTGTTCACCGACAGCAATCTGGAAAACCTCAAGGCACTCATTGCCGCCAAGGGTGGTCTTATCAAGAAAGCTCTCGGAGTCCCTGACCTGCCACTGGAAATCACGGACACGAAGGTATCCTTCCCTTGGTTCCCGGCGACTCCAATCCCGGACGAGATGAAAGCCTATGACACCTTTATTTGCAAGCTGTGCGAAATGGCACGGAATCAGAAACGGATTAACGCAACGGAAAAGCCGACCGACAATGAGAAATATGCATTCCGCTGCTTTCTCCTGCGGCTCGGCTTTATCGGTGCGGAATACAAGACCGCTCGAAAAATCCTGCTGAAGAACCTCTCCGGCTCTTCGGCTTTCAGAAACGGAGGTGCGCAGCATGAGATTTCCGAGTAAAGAGACGGTCGAGCGTATCCGAGAAGAATATCCGGTCGGCACCCGTGTGGAGCTTGTTCGGATGGATGATCCCCAGGCACCGCCTGTCGGCACGAAAGGCACCGTGCGAGGTGTGGACGATATCGGCAGCATCATGGTTGCCTGGGATAACGGCTGCGGACTGAGCGTGGCTTACGGCGAGGATATTTGCCGTAAACTGCTGTAATATACACAGTTTCCGAACCACAAGATCGTGTAGTTTATAGCTCAGATATAGCTGGATATAGTGTGCTTTCAGAGGTAATATGTGACTACCGAAAGGGAAAACAAACCAAAACGGAGGTCACAAACATGAGCCAGAGAACAGAAAACCAGGTAGCCGAAATGAAGAAGCAGACCATCGGGGTCGAGGTCGAAATGAACAGCATCACCAGAGAGAAGGCCGCAAGGCTGGCAGCCACCTTCTTCGGTACCGGGCGGTACGAGAACACCGCTTGCCGCAACGGCTACTGCACTTGGTCGGCTTGGGATGAGAGCGGACGCGAGTGGAAATTTCAGAAGGACGTCAGCATCGCGGGCCCAGACAGCGAGAAAAGCGAGATGGTCACGCCGATCCTCACCTACGTTGACATGGAGACCTTGCAGGAGCTGGTTCGCCGCCTCCGCAAAGCCGGAGCAAAAAGCGATGCCACCAGAGGCTGCGGTGTTCACATCCACATCGGTGCCAAGGGGCACACGCCCCAAACGCTCCGAAACCTCGCAAACATCATGGCAAGCCACGAAGACCTCCTGGCAAGCGCACTGAACCTCGACAGAGGCCGCATCAGCCGCTACTGCCGCACGGTTGACCCCAGATTCCTGGAACAGCTGAACAACAGAAAACCCACCACCATGGCAGCCTTGGCTGATATTTGGTACGGCAGCCAGAACGCCGACTACGGCAGAAGCCAGCACTACAACGACAGCCGCTACCATATGCTGAACCTCCACGCCACCTTCACCAAGGGAACGGTCGAGTTCCGGCTCTTCCAGTTCGATGCTCCGGCAGACGGCAAGCAGAACGGACTCCACGCTGGACAGCTCAAGAGTTACATTCAGCTGTGCCTCGCCCTGAGCCAGATGGCAAAGACGGTCAGAACCGCAAGCCCCAAGCCCCAGCAAAACGAGAACCCCAAATACGCAATGCGCACTTGGCTCCTTCGCCTCGGCTTTATCGGCGACGAGTTCAAGACCGCAAGAGAGCTCCTCACGAAGCGCCTGGATGGGGATGCAGCCTTCCGCAGCGGCAGAGCAGCCGCTTGAAGGACGCAGCCCAGAGGCCCCCGAACCCGCTGATGGCGGGCTTTCGGTGGTAGAAGGCAACTTCGGAAAGGAGTATTTTTTATGGAAAAACGCTATTACATCGCTTACGGCAGCAACCTCAATGTCCGTCAGATGCGGATGCGCTGCCCGTCGGCACGGATCATCGGCACATCGGTTCTCAAGGATTACGAACTGCTTTTCAAGGGCAGCAAAACAGGCTCTTACCTTACGGTGGAAAAGAAGTCCGGCGTCTCAGTTCCTGTTGCTGTATGGGAAGTCACCGCAGAGGATGAAAAAGCCTTGGACCGTTACGAGGGCTTCCCGAACTTCTATTACAAGAAGGAGTTGACCCTACCAATCAAGGGTATCCGCACGGGCAAAATCCGTAAGCGACGGGTATTCGTGTACATCATGCATGAGGACAGGCCCATCGGCATTCCGTCCATTCATTATATGCAGACCTGCATCCAGGGCTACGACGATTTTGGCTTTGACCGGCTTGTGCTGATAGACGCTTATCTCAAATGTGGGGAGGAACATCATGAGGGAAAATAAAATCATCCGAATATCAGTCTGTCCCAGGTGCGGGCAAGCCTACCGGGAGCATCCAGCTCTTTCAAGGCTCGACAACGAAACACTCATCTGCCCGGATTGTGGCACACGGGAGGCGCTCGATTCCATCGGCGTAAAACCGGAGGAGCAGGAGCAGATCATCGCCTCCATTCACCGCTGCCGCCAGCCGGAATAACGCTGTAATATACACAGTTTTTACTCCGAATGATTGTGTAGTATATTCTCCGAAATGACTGGATATATCCCGGACATGACGGTAATATACACTCACAACAAAACAAACGGAGGTACACGGTTATGTGGAAAGAAAGCAGCATCAAGGTAAACGGCGAGGTTTTTCACTACTGGATGAAGCAGTACGACAAAGGTTCTGAGTGGGGCATCGACGGCGGACGCATTTCCAAGCTAATGTTCAAGCGGGACGGATACATTGTCTGCAACTACGACAGAGGCTGGGACATTGAGCCCAACGATGAGAACACGCAGCTTGCGCTGGAGCTTCTGCTCCACAGCGAGAACTGGTAAAAACCCGAAATTTCAAAGCAACGGCTCCGAAAGGGGCTGCTGCTCGTTGTACGGAAGGTCGCACCGATTTCGGTGGCGGCTATTTTTATTGCTCTGCCGGAGGGGGTGAGAAATTGCGAAAGCTAAAAAACTACAAGCCGACAAGGTTCATGGAGAAAACCTCCTGCTACGATGTGGACGCAGCGGATTATGCCGTGATGTTCATCGAGAGCCTCTGCCATACCAAGGGCACCTGGGCGAGAAAGCCCTTTGAGCTGATTGACTGGCAGGAGCAGATCATCCGGGACATTTTCGGTGTCCTCAAGCCCAACGGCTATCGGCAGTTCAACACCGCCTACATCGAGATCCCCAAGAAGCAAGGCAAATCGGAACTTGCCGCTGCCGTGGCGCTTCTGCTCACCTGCGGTGACGGAGAGGAACGCGCCGAGGTCTACGGCTGTGCCGCCGACCGTCAGCAAGCATCCATCGTTTTCAATGTGGCGGCTGACATGGTGCGGATGTGTCCTGCGCTCTCCAAGCGGGTCAAGATACTGGATTCCCAGAAGCGGCTCATTTATCAGCCAACGGGTAGTATCTACCAGGTGCTCTCCGCCGATGTCGGCAACAAGCACGGCTTCAATACACACGGTGTGGTATTCGACGAGCTGCACACCCAGCCCAACCGCAAACTCTTTGATGTCATGACCAAAGGCTCCGGCGATGCCCGTATGCAGCCGCTGTATTTTCTCATTACCACGGCCGGCAATGATACGAAGTCCATCTGCTATGAGATCCACCAGAAGGCAAAGGACATCATCGAGGGACGCAAGATCGACCACACCTTCTATCCCGTCATCTACGGTGCGGAGGAATCGGACGATTGGACGGACCCGAAGGTTTGGAAGAAAGCCAATCCCTCCCTCGGCATCACGGTCGGCATCGACAAGGTCAAAGACGCCTGCGAGTCTGCCAAGCAGAACCCCGGCGAGGAGAACTCCTTCCGACAGCTTCGTTTGAATCAATGGGTCAAGCAGGCGGTGCGTTGGATGCCAATGGACAAGTGGGATAAATGCGAGTTTGCCGTCAGCGAGGACGATCTGGAAGGCCGTGTCTGCTACGGCGGTTTGGACTTATCCTCCACTACGGATATTACGGCATTCGTCCTGGTGTTCCCACCGGAAGATGAGAATGACAAGTACATCATCCTGCCGTACTTCTGGATACCGGAGGACAACCTGGAACTCCGAGTCCGGCGCGACCATGTGCCATACGATGTGTGGGAGCGGCAGGGCTTTTTGCAGACCACGGAAGGCAATGTCGTTCACTACGGCTACATCGAGAAGTTCATCGAAAGCCTGGGTGAGCGTTTCAATATTCGAGAAATCGCTTTTGACCGTTGGGGCGCTGTGCAGATGGTGCAGAACCTTGAGGGCATGGGCTTCACGGTCGTTCCTTTCGGACAGGGCTTCAAGGATATGTCCCCGCCCACCAAGGAGCTGATGAAACTGGTGCTGGAACAGCGCATTGCCCACGGCGGGCATCCTGTCCTCCACTGGATGATGGACAACATTTTCATCCGCACCGACCCGGCAGGCAACATCAAGCCGGACAAAGAGAAATCCACAGAGAAAATCGACGGTGCCGTGGCGACCATTATGGCACTTGACAGAGCTATACGCTGTGGAAACGACAAGACCGAGTCTGTTTATGACAGTCGAGGTCTTTTATTTATATGAAGGGAGAGTTTATATGGGTATCTTTTCAGGGCTGTTCAAATCCAGGGACAAGCCTCAAAACCGCACGGCAGGAAGTGGCTATGCCTTTTTCATGGGTGGTACTACCTCCGGCAAAACGGTGACGGAACGCTCGGCCATGCAGATGACCGCCGTGTATTCCTGCGTCCGCATCCTGTCGGAAGCTGTCGCAGGACTGCCGCTGCACCTTTATAAATACACGGACAGCGGTGGCAAAGCAATGGCGCTCGACCATTCGCTCTACCGCTTGCTCCACGATGAGCCAAACCCGGAGATGAGTTCCTTCGTGTTCCGAGAAACCCTCATGACGCACCTGCTCCTGTGGGGCAATGCCTATGCACAAATCATCCGCAACGGCAAAAATGAGATCGTAGCTCTGTATCCCTTGATGCCGAACAAGATGTCCGTGGACAGAGACGAAAACGGCCGTCTGTACTACACCTATTATCGTGGCTCGGACGAAGCTATCAAGAACAAGGAGTTCGCCGTAATGCTTCAGCCTTCGGATGTGCTGCATATCCCCGGACTCGGCTTCGATGGCTTGGTTGGCTACAGCCCCATCGCTATGGCAAAGAACGCTATCGGCATGGCTATTGCCTGTGAGGAGTATGGTGCAAAGTTCTTCGCTAATGGTGCTGCACCGGGCGGTGTGTTGGAACACCCCGGTACGATCAAAGACCCGCAGCGTGTGCGGGAAAGCTGGCAGTCCACCTTCGGCGGCAGCGGCAACGCCAATAAGATCGCCGTACTGGAAGAAGGCATGAAATACACGCCCATCGGCATCTCGCCGGAGCAGGCACAGTTCCTGGAAACACGCAAATTCCAAATCAATGAAATTGCTCGAATTTTCCGAGTCCCTCCCCACATGGTCGGCGATCTGGAAAAGTCGAGCTTTTCTAATATTGAGCAGCAGTCCCTTGAGTTTGTAAAATACACCCTCGACCCCTGGGTCATCCGTTGGGAGCAGTCCATTCAACGCTCCCTGCTGAACTCCGAGGAAAAGAGGAAGTACTTTGCAAAATTCAATGTGGAAGGTCTGCTTCGCGGCGACTATCAGAGCCGCATGAACGGGTACGCCATCGGGCGGCAGAACGGCTGGATGTCCGCCAACGACATCCGAGAGTTGGAAAACCTCGACCGTATCCCGGCAGAGGATGGCGGCGATTTGTACCTCATTAACGGCAATATGCTCCCACTGAAAAATGCCGGGGCTTTTGCAAATACACCTACCGATGACGGAAAGGAGGAAAAATCCGATGAAGAAATTCTGGAATTGGAAGACCCGAACGGTGACCAATCAGGAGACACAGGAGCAGGTTCAGGAGAGGACGCTGTTTCTGAACGGGACCATCGCCGAGGAAAGCTGGTTTGACGATGACGTCACGCCGCAGCTTTTCAAGGACGAATTGATGGCGGGCTCCGGTGACATCACTGTCTGGATCAACAGCCCCGGCGGTGACTGCGTGGCGGCGGCTCAAATCTACAATATGCTCATGGACTACAAGGGTGATGTGACGGTCAAGATCGACGGCATTGCGGCATCCGCAGCGTCCGTCATCGCTATGGCAGGCACGAAAGTGCTGGTGTCTCCGGTGTCCATGCTCATGATCCACAACCCCATGACGGCGGCATTCGGCAATTCGGAGGAAATGCAGAAAGCCATCGAAATGCTCTCAAGCGTTAAGGATTCCATCATCAACGCCTATGAGATCAAGACGGGGCTTTCCCGTGCCAAGCTCTCGCACCTCATGGATGCCGAAACTTGGATGGACGCAAACAAGGCTGTGGAACTCGGCTTTGCGGACGGGATCATGAGCCGCGCCGATGAGACTGAGGACATAGCCGCACCCACCGTTTCCATGCTGTATTCCAAGGCAAACGTGGTGAACTCCCTCATGGAGAAGATCGCCGCAAAGTGCGCCATTGAACCCAAACCCAACCGTACACAAAAAGCCGATGACCTTATGGATCGGCTCAATCTCATTAAAAACTGGAGGTAATTCAATATGACTATCAACGAACTGCGTGAAAAGCGCAACAAGGCTTGGAACGCTGCAAAGGCATTTGTGGAAACCAAGCGCGACAAGGACGGCCTTCTTTCCGAAGAGGATGCCAAGACCTATGCTCAGATGGAAAAGAAGGTGCAGGACTACGGTGCCGAGATCGAGCGCATGGAAGCCATGTCCGCAATGGAAGCGCAGCTGAACAGACCCACTTCCTCTCCCATCACCGAGAAGCCCATGAACGGCAAGTCCACCGCTGACGAGAAGCCCAAGACCGGTCGTGCTTCCGACGCCTACCGCACCGGAATGCTTACCGCCCTTCGCAGCAACTTCCACCAGGTGAGCGATGTCCTTCGCGAGGGTGTTGACGCTGACGGCGGCTACCTCGTACCCGAGGAGTATGATTCCCGCCTTATTCAGACGCTTTCCGAGGAAAACATCATGCGAAAGCTCGGTCACACCATCACCACATCCGGTGAGCATAAAATCAACATTGCAGCGACTGCGCCTGCCGCTGCGTGGATTGAGGAAGGCGGCGCACTCTCTTTCGGTGACGCAACCTTTGCACAGATCCTTCTGGACGCGCACAAGCTCCATGTCGCTATCAAGGTGACCGAGGAACTGCTCTACGACAATGCGTTCAAGCTGGAGGATTACATTCTCACCGAGTTTGGCAAGGCACTCGCCAATGCCGAGGAGGACGCATTCCTCAACGGCACCGGTGTCGGTCAGCCGCTTGGCCTGTTTGCGGAAACCGGCGGTGGTCATGTGGCAGAAACGCTTACTGCCGCACTCAAGAGCGATGACCTCATCACCCTCATCCATGCGCTGAAGCGTCCCTACCGCAAGTCTGCCTCTTTCATCATGAACGACAAGACTATCGCGCAGATCCGCAAGCTGAAGGATAACAACGGTGCGTATATCTGGCAGCCTTCCTATCAGGCAGGCGAACCGGACCGCATTCTCGGCTACACGGTTCATACCTCTGCGTATGCTCCGGAGAATGCTATCGCTTTCGGCGATTACAACTACTACAACATCGGCGACCGCGGCACCCGTTCCTTCAAGCAGCTCAACGAGCTGTTCGCGGGCAACGGTATGATCGGTTTCGTGGCTAAAGAGCGTGTGGACGGCAAACTTATTCTCCCCGAAGCCGTTCAGATCCTGAAGCTGAAAACCGAATAAGGAAGGAGGCGGCGGTGATGGACGAGCTTCTTTCCAAAGTAAAAGCCAACCTTATCCTGGAACATACGGCGGATGATACCTTGCTGAAAAGCTACATCACCGCCGCTGTTTCTTACGCCGAAAGCTACCAGCACATCCCGGAGGGGTTCTATAAGGAGAATCCCATGCCAGCCACCACAGAGCAAGCCGTTATCATGCTGTCGTCCCACTTCTACGAAAGCCGGGACGGCAGCACGGGCGGCTTTTTTGCGGATAACACCGGAGCGGCGCAGCAGGTGTGGAACACCGTCAATCTGCTGCTCCGCTTGGATAGGCGGTGGCAGGTATGAGTTTTGGAAAAATGAACGGCTTTGCCGACATTGTGAAAACCAGGCAGGTCAAGGACAGCGAGGGCTTCATCCATTCCGAGAATGAAGTCCTCGCTTCCGTCCGTGTATACCGGGAAGGTCGGCACGGCAGTCAGCGGTGGGCAAACCTCGCTGCATTCAGTGAAGCGACCGACCTGTTCTGCTTTCGATGTATTCCTGGGCTGACGGTCACTACCGACCAGTTTCTCATCTGCGATGACTGTCGCTACGACATTGTGTCCGTGGAGGATGTAAAGGGGCGTGGGATGTACATTGAGTTGCTGGCAAAGAAGGAGGTACCGACCGTTGGCTAAGTGCGACATGAAAATGCCGGAGGATTTCCTTCTAAAGATATCCAAACTCGGCAGCAACTTTGACAGCGTGGCGGATACCGTCCTGCAGGCCGGTGGCGAGGTAGTGCTGAAGAAGGTTAAGAGCAATCTTTCCTCCGTCATCGGCAGAGGGACAAAGTTCAAATCCCGCACCACGGGCGAACTGGAAGGCGCACTCGGCCTTTCCCCCTCCAAGCTGAACCGGGACGGCAACCACGACATCAAGGTCGGTTTCGCTGAGCCTCGCTCGGACGGCGGCAGCAATGCCAAACTTGCCAACATTCTCGAATACGGCAAGCACGGTCAGCCTGCAAAGCCGTTTCTGAAGCCCGCAAAAACGGCATCCCGACAGGAATGCATCGATGCCATGACCAAGGCACTGGATGAGGAGGTGGAAAAGCTGTGAGCCTGCTATCCGATTTGCAAACCATCGCAAAAAGTTGTGGGGTTCCCGTTGAAACGGGTGTGTTCTCCGGCAAAGCACCGGACACCTATCTGGTGATTACGCCGCTGTCGGACAGCTTAGAGCTTCACGCCGACAACGCCCCAGGCTGCGAAACGCAGGAGGCACGGCTGTCCCTCTTCACAAAGGGCAGCTACACCAAACTGAAAAATGCACTCGTCCGTGCCTTGCTGGGTGCGGATTTTTATATTACCGACCGCCGGTACATCGGCTTTGAGACCGAGACCGGCTATCATCACTACGCCATTGATGTGGCGCAAATCTACGAACTGGAGGAATAAGTTATGGCGACTATCGGTCTTGACAAACTGTATTACGCAAAAATCACCGAGAACGACGCCGGTGAGGAAACCTACGGTACGCCGTCCCAGCTTGCCAAAGCCATCTCCGCTGACCTTTCGGTGGAACTGGCAGAGGCGACGCTCTATGCCGATGACGGCGCTTCGGAGATCGTGAAGGAATTCAAATCCGGCACACTCTCCCTCGGCATTGACGATATCGGCTCTGCGGCGGCATCCGACCTCACGGGTGCGACTATTGACAAGAACAAGGTGCTGATTTCCGCATCCGAGGACGGCGGCGACCCTGTGGCGGTAGGCTTCCGTGCCAAGAAGTCCAACGGCAAGTACAAGTATTACTGGCTGTACCGCGTGAAATTCGGTATTCCGGCGACGAACCTTGCCACCAAGGGCGACAGCATTACCTTCTCCACGCCGACCATTGAAGGCACCATTCTGCGCCGCAACAAGGCAGACGCAGGCAGCAAGCACCCGTGGAAAGCGGAGGCACTGGAAGGCGATGTGACCGCTGCGACTATCACGAACTGGTATAAGGAAGTCTATGAGCCAACTTATACCGCATTACCCGAAAAGACCACTTAACGGAGGTAACGCACAATGGATAACGAAAGAACCGCAGTCATCACGATCGGTGAAGAGGAGTACACACTGCTCCTCACAACCAAAGCCACCAAGGAGATCGCCGGTCGATACGGCGGTCTGGAAAACCTCGGCGAGAAGCTGATGAAGTCCGAGAACTTTGAAATGGCCATCGGAGAGATCGTGTGGCTCATCACGCTTCTGGCAAATCAGAGCATCCTCATTCACAACCTCAAGGACAAGGAGCACCCCAAGGAGCCGCTCACCGAGGATGTGGTGGAGCTTTTGACCACGCCCCTCGATCTCGCCGGATACAAAACCGCCATTACGGAGGCACTGTATAAGGGCACCAAGCGCAATGTGGAAAGCGAGAAAGACTCAAAAAACGCACCAGTCGGGTAACGGTCTCCGATGCGGAGCTGTTTACCCGGCTTCTTTATTACGGTCTTGCCCACCTGCATCTCAGCCAGGATGAGGTGTGGCTGATGCCGTTTGGACTTCTGCTGGATCTGTGGGAGTGCCACAAACAGTATAACGGGCAGGCCACCCCGGCACGGGCGCATTACATTGACGATATTATCCCGGATGGCATTTAAGGAGGTGACGGTACATGGCAGATAGTTTCGGACTGAAGATCGGTCTTGAGGGTGAAAAAGAGTTCAAAAAAGCACTGGCGGATATCAACCAGTCCTTCAAGGTGCTCGGCTCCGAAATGAAGCTCGCCACCTCTCAGTTCGATAAAAACGATAAATCCGTGGAGGCTCTCGCCGCACGAAACAAGGTGCTGAACAAGGAGATCGAGGCGCAAAAACAGAAAATCGAAACTCTGCGCTCTGCTCTTAAAAACGCTGCTGACTCCTTCGGAGAGAACGACCGCCGCACACAGAACTGGCAGATCCAACTCAACAATGCCGAAGCCGCCCTCAACGACATGAACCGTGAGCTGGACGAAAATGAGAAAGCCATCAAGGAAGGCGGCAAGGCTGCGGAGGAATCCGGCAGCAAGTTTGAAGGCTTCGGCAAGGTTCTCAAGACCGTAGGTGTGGCACTCGGTGCTGTGGCCGTTGCCGCAGGTGCCGCCGCCGTGAAGCTCGGCAAAGAAGTTATCGCCGCCTATGCGGACTACGAGCAGCTGGTCGGCGGTGTTGACACTCTGTTCAAGGACTCCTCGCAGGAGATCCAGCGGTACGCCGCCAACGCATACAAAACGGCCGGTCTTTCCGCCAACGAGTATATGGAGACGGTCACGGGCTTCTCCGCAAGCCTCATCCAGTCTCTCGGCGGCGATACCGAGAAAGCCGCAAAGTATGCGGATATGGCAATCACGGATATGTCCGACAACGCCAATAAGATGGGCACGGATATGTCCTCCATTCAGAATGCCTACCAGGGTTTTGCCAAGCAGAACTACACGATGCTCGACAACCTCAAGCTGGGCTACGGCGGCACGAAGCAGGAAATGGAGCGACTGCTCGCCGATGCGGAGAAGATATCCGGCGTCAAGTACGACATCTCCTCCTATGCGGATGTGGTGGAAGCCATCCATGTCATGCAGGATAGCATGGACATTGCCGGTACGACCGCAAAAGAAGCGGAAGCCACTATTTCCGGCTCTGTCAATGCGCTGAAATCCGCCGTGTCGAACCTCATAGTGGGCTTCGGCGATGCGGATGCTGACATGGAGCTGCTTTGCAACAACATGGTGGATGCCTTCAAGACTGTGGTGGCAAACATCACGCCGGTCATTGAAAACATCGTGGCGGCTCTGCCCACGGCACTGGATGCTCTGCTGACGGCTGTGGGTGAACTGCTGCCCACACTGCTGGAAGCGGTCACTGAGCTATTCTCGCAGGTGCTGGAAACGCTGCTGTCTTTGCTTCCGCAACTTATCCCGGCGGCGGTGTCCGCACTCATGACCATCGTGAACACGCTGATTGAGAATCTGCCCCTGCTTATTGAGGCTGCGGTTCAGTTGGTGTCCACGCTGGTGACCGGCATTGCGGATGCACTGCCCACACTCATCCCGGCAGCGGTGCAAGCTATCGTCACCATCGTACAAGGTTTGGTGGACAGTCTGCCGATGCTCCTTGACGCAGCCTTACAACTTATCACGGGACTGGCGCAAGGACTTCTGGATGCCATCCCTGTTCTGATTGCCGCTCTGCCGGAGATTATCAACGGTATCATTACCTTCTTACTGGATTCGATTCCTCAGATCATCGAAACAGGCATTCAGCTTCTGACCTCACTTGTTGCCGCATTGCCGGATATCATTATGGCAATCGTGGAAGCCATCCCGAAAATCATTGATGGAATCATCACTGCCGTGCTGAATGCCATACCGCTCATTATTCAAGCGGGCATCGACCTGCTGATTTCTCTCATTCAAGCCCTGCCGCAGATCATCACCACCATCGTACAGGCGATTCCGCAAATCATCTCCGGCATTGTCAATGCTCTGGTCGGAAACATCGATAAAATCATCATGGCAGGCGTTCAGTTGTTCATCGCCCTGATTGAAAATCTGCCTACCATTATCGTGGAGATCGTCAAGGCCGTGCCGCAGATTATTGCGGGCATCGTGAAAGCCTTCGGCTCTCTGATGTATAAAATCGTGGAGATTGGCGGCAACATCGTCAAGGGACTGTGGAGCGGTATTACCCAGCTTGCCTCGTGGTTGTGGGATAAGGTGTCCGGGTGGATCTCCTCCATCTGGGACGGCATCTGCGATTTCTTCGGTATCCATTCGCCCTCGAAGGAGATGGCATGGGTCGGTGAAATGCTGGTCAAGGGTCTTGCAGGCTCCATTGACGACAACGGCGATGAAGCGGTCAAAGCCGCCGAAGGTATGGCCGAGGACATCAACGGCGTCATGGGTGACCTTGCCCACGATATGCAGACGGCTCTGCCCACCGACTTTGACGTGAACGGCTCGATTCGCTCCGCCGTGGACGGCGTGGTCGGAAAGGCGGCGTCCGCTTTCACCATCGCTCTGAACATCGCCACCTTCAACAATTACAGCAGCGAGGACATCCGTCAGCTCACCAATGAAGTCATGGAAACGGCGAACCAGTTCGCACAGCGGAAAGGAGTGGTATTCGCATGACCTATTTTACCTACAACGGCCGCAGTTCCGCTGAGTTCGGTCTGCATATTGAAAAGAAGGATGTGTTCTCCGCACCGGAGTACGATGCGGAGTTCATCTCCATTCCCGGCAGAAGCGGTGATATCATCAATCCCAACCACCGCTTTGCCAACATCAAGGTCACCTATACAGTGTTCCTCGCTCGGAAGAACGCAGCCGCCCTTGCCTCCGTCCTGCGGGACATCAAGGGCTGGCTGTATTCCGAGCCGGACAGATACCACGAAATCACCGACTCTTACGATGCGGAGTATTTCCGCTACGGTGTCATCTCCGGCAATCTGGACATTGAGGAGCAGCTGAATAAAATCGGCTGCTTCACCGTGACCTTCAACTGCAAACCCTTCAAGTATAGCTTTGCGGGACAGCAGACAGTGACAGTAGACGCATCCGAACTGACGATTACCAATCCGACTGCTTTTGAGAGCCGACCGTATATCAAGCTCTATGGCAGCGGTACGGTGGCGCTGCTGATACAACCCCAAGGACGGGGCATGATGATTTCCGACTTGGACGAGTACATCGAGATAGACAGTGAGCTGATGAATTGCTTCAAAGGCACTGCCCTCAAAAACGACACAGTCAAAGGAGCGGAATTTCCAGCCCTCAAGCCGGGTGTTTGCACCATTAACTGCAATGGAGATGTGTCAAGGATTGAGGTCGTTCCAAGGTGGTGCTGCCTATGATCCCTGTACTCTATGCCGCAAATACTACGGATTTCAGCTCGTTCGGCCTTGGTGTGCTGACGGACACTGTCTCCTGCGAAGTCACTGAGGAAAGAAACGGCATATTCGAGTGCCTGCTCAAATACCCGGTGAGCGGTCAGCATTACGAACTTATCGCCAAGGAGTGCATCATCAAGGCAAAGCCCAACGACACCGCAGGCGATCAGGCATTCCGTATTTACCGCATCACGAAGCCATTGAACGGCATCGTCACGATCTACGGTCAGCATATTTCGTATGACCTTGCCAATGTGCCGGTGCTGCCGTTTTCGACCGAGAGCCGCTCTCCTCAGCGCATTCTCTCGCAGCTACTTGCCGGAGATACACGCTTTACGGGTTGGACGGATTACTCGGATGCAAAGGCGTTTTCCGTCACGCAGCCGAAAAGCGTCAGAGCCTGCCTCGGCGGCACGGAAGGCTCCATGCTCTCCAAATGGTATGGTGAGTTTGAATGGGACAACTTCACGGTGAAGTTCCATTCGCACCGTGGGCAGAAGACCGGAGTGGTCATTGAATACGGCAAGAACCTCACCGCATTGGAGCAGGACGAGGACAACAGCGGCGTGTACACGGCTTTGCTTCCGTATGCGGTGTACACCCCAGAGGGCGCGGATACCGAAACGGTGGTCACGCTGCCGGAGGTCACGCTCCCCATTGTGACTTCGGAGATCGTCCGGGCAAAAACGCTCATCATGGATTTCTCCGACCAGTTTGACGGAGTTGTGACCGAAGAAGCCCTCAGAGCCAAAGCCAACAGCTACATCAAGGCAAACCCGCTGGGAGCGACCATTCCCACAGTGAAGGTGTCCTTTGAGCCGCTCTGGAAACAGCCGGAGTATTCGGCACTCCTGGAGCGGGTCAACCTCTGCGATACCGTCACCATTCGGCATTCACTGCTTGGTGTGAGCGTGTCGGCTATGGTCATTGAAACCGTGTACGACACTCTTGCCGAACGGTATGTGAGCATTTCCCTCGGTCAGAGCAAGTCCAGTATGATCACCACCATTTCCGAGGTGCAATCAACGGTTAATAAGGTGGAGTCCACGGTGGGACGCTTTCCAAAGCTGCTCCAGACCGCCATCGGCAAGGCCACCGGGCTTATCACCGGCCAGAGCGGCGGCTATGTGGTTATAAACACGGATTCCGATTCCGGTCAGCCCTATGAGCTGCTCATTCTGGACGCTCCCACCATTGACGAAGCCGTGAACGTCTGGAGGTGGAATGTGGGCGGTCTGGGCTTTTCCCATAACGGCTACAACGGTCCCTATGAAACTGCCATCACGGCAGACGGGCAGATCGTTGCAGACTTCATAACTTCCGGCTCTCTGGTGGCGAACATTATCAAGGCAGGTGTTATCCAGTCGCAGGACGGCTCGTCTTATTGGGATTTGGAGAGCGGCGAAGTCGTGCTTCGTGCCTACGCCACCAGCAAGGAGGTCACCGAGGTCAGCGACCGCATTACCACCATTGAGGAGCAGAAAATGCTCCGGCTCATCATCATCTCGTCCAACGGGAACATCTTCAAAAACGGCAATGTAAAAACGCTGCTTTCCGCCAAGGTGTACTCCTGGGACGAGGACATCACCGACACGCTGGATGCCAACCAGTTTGTCTGGACAAGGGTGTCTGAGGATACGGAAGCGGACAAGGTCTGGAACGAGCAGCATTTCGGCGGCGCAAAGTCCGTGGTCATCACCGGTGCGGATGTCAAAGTCCGCGCCACTTTTTATTGTGACCTCATCGACACCACGACCAGGCAAAGCCTGTTATAACGGAGGAATTTACTATGGCAACCGCAGAACCCACAACAGAAGCCGGCACAGTGTCCGGTTCAGATACAACAACTTCAAAGGAGGCTTCTCACATGAGCAAAGCACAAGGTCAGTTTACCATCATCGACTACAATGACGCACTGACGCTGACGGGGTACATCGGCTCGAACCTCGCCAAGACTCAGATGTATAACCCCGACAATGGCAGTTATACCCCGGACTGGAAAACGAAGAACCTCGTTCTGACGCCCAGTCTGTATGTCATCGGCACCACCGCCGACCAGATCGCCACCGCCAATGTCACCTCGGTCAAGTGGTATGTAGGCGACAGCAACACCGCCATCACCGCAGGCACGAACTACGCCCTCAGTGGTGTCAAGAGCCACATCCTCACGGTCAAGGCCAATGTCATGGCGGAGCTGCCCGGCATCGACTACCGCTGTGTCATCACCTACAAGGACGAAAGCACCGGCCTGTCGCTGACCCATCCGCTGACCATTTCCTTCTCCCGTGTGGTCAACGGCTCCGGCATCGTTGATCTGCTGGTCACCACACCCAACGGAAATGTGTTCAAGAACGAGGAGGTCGCCAGTCTGACCGCCAAGGCCGAGCTGTGGCGTGGCTCTACGGTGGACACCACCAAGGTCAGCTACAAGTGGGCGGTCATGGACGCATCTGTCACTGCTACCTCTTCCACCGGCTATGATGCGGACTTCGGTATCGGCTGGCGCAAGCTCTCGGATACCGCCGACAAATACACCGGCACGGCCACCAATACCCTCACGGTCTACGCCGCAGCGGTGGACAGCTACGCTGTGTTCAAGTGCTGTGCCCAGGACACGGATTCCGCATCCGCTTCTTATAACACGAAGTTTTTCGATGTGGCGACCTTCATCGACAACTCCGACCCGCTGCAGATTATCGTCACCTCCACGGGCGGCGATGTGTTCAAGAACGGCCAGGGTACGACCGTGCTGACCGCCGTCTGCTACCAGGCGGGCTCCGAGGTGGATGCGGCCGGAAACGGCAGTTACACCTGGACGAAGTACAACAAAGACGGTGTTGTCGATACCTCTTGGGGTACCAACGGCAGCAAGACCGGCAAGACCCTGTCGGTGTCCAGCGCCGATGTGGATACCAAGGCAACCTTTATGGTCGTTGTGGCACTTTAAGGAGGTGGTGAGATGATCGCATCGGCACAGTTCACGATTATCAGTCTCTGCGATGTGGTCACCTCGGACACGCCTCCGGAGAACCCCTATGAGGGGCAGCTCTGGGTGGACACCTCCGTGACCCCGCCGGAAACGAAGATATGGGACGGGAACGAATGGGTGGTGCAGAACGACATTGACACGATCCGCACCACCATTTCCATTCTGACCGAGAAGGACGCACAGTTCCAGCAGACCATCGACGGGCTGAACAGCTATGTGGCGACCCTCACCGAAACGGTGGAAACAGTGTCCAACGACCAGGGCGTCCTGGAGGAACGGGTGCTGAACTCCGAAAGCCGTGTTTCGGAATTGGAACACACGGTGGATGGACTGTCCGTCACCATGCAGGAGCAGTACATCGGCGGCATCAACTATGTGCAGAATTCCTCCGGGCTGAACGGCATCACGGACGATTGGAGCTACTCCGGTACGGTGAAAACGGATGCCTCCACAGATACGCAAAACAACACCATTTCCGACTCCTGCTTTGTGCTGGGCGCATACTCCTCGTTGTCGCAGTACATCCGAGGGGTGGTTCCCGGCACCTATACGATCTCGGTTCGGGCAAAGAAAACCTCGACCATGTCCGGGTATTTCTATGTGACCTACAACGGGAACAAAACCAAGTACCTGTTCAATAAGTCCACGGCGTTTGACTGGACGGATTACTCCGTAACGCTCACGGATGTGACCGACCCCACGTTGCGTATTTACTGCTACTGTCGGGATGCGTCCATTTATCTCGCCGACATCATGATTTCCGAAGGAGCGATTCCCCGAAAGTGGACACCCGCTCCCAACGAGATCTACACGCAGGAGGTCAAGATAGACAAGCGGGGCATCGAGGTATCCAACAGTGCATCATCCCAGCGGACGGTCATCACGAACACGGAGTTCGCCGGTTACTACAATGACGAGGTGATCTTCACCCTGAACAAAGACGAGACGCAGACCAAGAAAACCACGGTGGACGGCGAACTGACCGTGGGCAAAACGAAGTTTGTCCCGATGCCGACGGCGTCCGAGGGGTTGAACATCGTCATTCTGGATTAAGGAGGGAAAGCTATGGCAACTTGGAAAAGCGCGGCATACGATGGGCGCTATCTTCAACTGGACATTTCAGAAAGCGTGAATGTGGTCGGTAACAGCTCGACACTTTCCTGGACGCTGACCTCTACCGGTGGCGCATCCACTTACTACACCATTGACACGACCACTGTAACGATCAATGGTACGACCGTATACTCAAAGGGCCGTACCTATTGGGATGACCGTGTTTTCCCGGCAAAGAAAGGTTCTGTCAGTGGCACGATTACTGTGGCTCATGACAGCAACGGCAGCAAAACGATCACGGTCGGATTCTCGACCCGTGTGTATATCTACGGTTCACAGGAATACGGCGGCAGCATGACGCTGACCACCATCGACCGTTCCGCACCTACCGTGACCTTCAGCACATCGAATGTCACGGCAAACGGGTTCAAAATCTCCGCGACATCCTCGGCCACGGCGGACGTCTGGCAGTACAGCACAAACGGCGGTTCGAGCTGGACGCAGTTCTCAACGACGGCATCCACCAGTGCCAGTGTGACGATCACCTCGCTCTCACCGAATACAAGCTACACGGTGAGGGTCAGAGCAAGGCGGCAGTACAACCATGTCTACGGCACTTCCGGCAGTTCCACGGTCAAGACACTTGGCGGTGCTGTGGTGAATAGTGTCAACACGGTGACGGCGGACAATGCCACGGTTTCCATTACCATCAATGTGACCGTGTACGAAGCCTCCTACACCAATACACTGTTGCTCAAAAACGGCAGCACGACCATCCTGACTATTTCCGGGCTTTCCTGGTCGAAGGGCACGGCGAACCGCACGGTCACGCTGACATCGGCGCAGAGAACGACACTGCTGAATGCAATGGCATCCATCAAGTCGTTCATAGGTACCTTTGCGGTTTCGTCTTACAGCGGGTCTACGCAGATTGGCAGCACCTCAAGCAAGACTGCCACGGTACTGACCACGGCGACCAATTCTGCTCCGACCATAAGCGGATTCACTTATGCCGACAGCTACACGACCACAAAAACCCTCACAGGCAACGACCAGCTATTCGTTCAGAACTACTCGACTCTCAAGGTCACCCCCGGAACGGCGACTGCGAAGAATGGGGCGTCCATTTCCAACTACACCGCTTCCTGCAACGGTTTATCCGTATCCAATTCAACCGGGTCTGCTATCACAGTCGGAAAGATTGCCAAGTCCGGCAGTGTGACGGTCACGCTCTCGGTCACGGACTCCCGCGGCTACACCGCCGAAACTTCACGGACGGTGACGGTCATTCCGTACACCAAGCCGAAGATATCCTCGGTGACGCTCCGACGAACCAACGACATTGAAGCGGAAATGCAGCTCAAATTCAGTGGCTCTATTTCTGCTGTGACCGTAGACGGGACGCAGAAAAACAGCGTGGTTTATGTGCGGTATCGGTACAAGAAAACCAGTGAGAGCAGCTACGGCAGCTACACCAGCATCTATTCCGGCACGACAAAAAGCGGAACCTCTTTCAGCTACTCCAATTTGGAACTGTGCAATTTGGATGCCAACAGTTCCTACGACTTCCATTTGCAGATCCAAGACAAGCTCTATTCTTTGAGCAGTCTGGATCTGTATTTTACTGTACCGCAAGGGACTCCGCTCATTGCGCTTCGTAAAAAGAAAGTCGGCATCAACACGCCGGAGCCACAAGCCATGCTGGATGTTGCCGGGGATATGCGGGTGGATGGCTCACCCCTTGCGGATTTTGTCATTCAGCAAGGGACAAGCGGCATCTGGAATTATCGTAAATGGAAAAGCGGTACAGCGGAATGTTGGGGTCAGTATTCCTTTACGACCGCCATTTCGACGGCATGGGGTGTGCTCTATGAGAGCGGCGCAATTGCGCTCCCTAATTTTCCATTTACCTTCGCGGAAATTCCTCATGTCCATATCTCCACGGAGAACAGCAATTACGCCATGTTTGTGGAGCGTGGCAGTTCAAGTAGCTGGTCTACAACGACCAACCCCGGAAAGATATTTGCCGTAAGACCAAATACGGTACCATCGGCAACCTACAAGGTATCAATCTATGCCATCGGAAAAGTGTGACGCTCCGGCGTCACTTTTTCATACCCATTTTTAATTTCAAAGGAGGACAAACAACATGAAAGAATTCTGGACGACCATTCAGGTGGTATTCGCCGGTATCGGCGGCTGGCTCGGATGGTTCTTGGGAGGATGTGACGGCTTGCTTTACGCGCTTCTGGCTTTCGTAGTCATCGACTACATCACCGGCATCATGTGCGCTGTGGTGGATAAGAAGCTGTCCAGCGAAGTCGGTTTCAAGGGCATTTTCAAAAAGGTGCTCATCTTCGCCCTGGTCGGCATCGGGCATATTCTCGACACCCGCGTCATCGGCAGCGGCTCGGTGATGCGTACCGCCGTCATTTTCTTCTATTTGTCGAATGAGGGCGTGTCCCTGTTGGAAAACGCCGCATACCTGGGACTGCCCATTCCGCAAAAGCTGAAATCCGTGCTGGAGCAGCTTCATGACCGCAGTGAAAAGGAGGATGAATAACATGGCTTACACGAACAGCCCCCTGGTGTCCTACACCAAACTCAGCCCGAACCACTCCGGGCAGCGCACCCACAGCATTGACCGCATCACGCCGCACTGCGTGGTGGGTCAGTGCAGCGTGGAGACGCTGGGCAACATCTTTTTGCCGACCTCACGGCAGGCAAGCAGCAACTACGGCATTGGCGTGGACGGCAGGGTCGGAATGTATGTGGAGGAGAAAAACCGCTCTTGGTGCTCTTCCTCCAATGCTAATGACCAGAGAGCCGTCACTATCGAGTGTGCCAGCGACAACACCGAGCCTTACGCTTTCAAGGATGTGGTGTACAAGAGACTCATCGAGCTTTGCACCGATATCTGCAGGCGCAACGGCAAAACCAAGCTGCTCTGGCTGGGAGATAAGGCCAAGACGCTGAACTACACCCCGAAATCCGACGAGATGGTTCTGACCGTCCATCGGTGGTTTGCGAACAAAAGCTGCCCCGGTAACTGGATGTATGCCCGCATGGGCGATTTGGCATCCAAGGTCACGGCGGCTCTCGGCAGTGAGGTGAAGCCTGCCGACCCAGTCAAGCCCACCGGGTCTATCAAGGTTGGCGACCTCGTGACCATCACAGGCAGCACCTACTATGGCGGCAAATCCATCCCCGGCTGGGTGAAGAAGCTCCGCTGGTATGTGGTAGAGGTCAGCGGTGACCGTGCGGTCATCAATAAGGACGAGTCCGGCAGATACGCCATCATGTCGCCGGTCAAGACCTCTGCGCTTGCCTTGGCAGGCACGAAACCCTCCGAGGATTACCGCATCCACACCGTGGTGCATGGTGACACCCTCTGGGCAATCGCCAAGAAGTATCTCGGCAACGGCAGCCGCTATAAGGAAATCGTCAGCCTGAACGGGCTGAAAAGCAATGTCATCTACAGCGGCATGAAGCTGAAGATTCCGAATAAGTAAATCGAACCTATCACACGCCCTCTGCGGATTTTTCCGTGGAGGGCGTTATTTTTTTTGCCCATTTTGCCCTGACAAAAGTGCCTTTTCTCTGGGTATAGCGAGAAACGCTATTTCTCAGGAAT